CGTTTCTCCGGTCGCTCGGATTCGATGCTAGGAGGACGCAGCAGTTCTGCGGCGACGCCGGAACCGCCGATGTAGACTCGTCCATCGAGGGAATCCACTGGGAGGTGAAGCGAAGGAGCGGGATCGCCTCGCTCCGGTTCATGGAACAGGCGGAGCGGGACTCGTTGGAGTCGATCCCGGTCGTCGCGATGCGAGAGGACCGGGGACCGTGGAACCTGCTGATCCGAGCGGAGGATCTCGAACGGTTCGCGAGGACGATCGTCGACGCTCTCGACGAGTGAACGATCACGTCGGTCACGTCGTCAACCTCGCGACCGCTTGGAAGAAGTCCGGCAAGTTCGCCGGAGTCGACGCGGACGAGATCCGCTCGATCGCGTTCATCGAAGCCGATCGCCTGCTCCGCGAGAAGTTCGATCCGACGATCTCGACCGCGACGACGTTCCTCTCGCGGTTCCTACCCGGTCGCGTCGAATACCGGATCCTCAGAGATTCGGGAATGCGGAAGCGTCCCGAAGGATGGCTCGCGTCGCAGGCGATCGACCCGAAGGCGAAGAACCGAGAACCCGATCCGGCGAGCGTCGTCGATCTCGCGGATCTACTCGACGCCGTGCAACCCGATCTCCGCGAGATGATGGAACGGATCATCGAGGGAGTCTCGATCGAACGACTCGCGATCGAGCGGATCCCTCCGCTCTCTTTCGATAGTCCTACGGAACTGGAGGAACGAATCGAGGAGACGCGGTCCGATCTTCTCGACATCCTTCGACACGAACTCGGCAGACTCACCCGATGAACGAAACGCGACGCGGCACGATGACGATCGTCCTCCAGAGCCTCCAACTCGGAACGCTCGTCGTCGGCGTCGCCGGTGTCTTCCTCACGATGGGACGGAAGGACGCTCGCCTCGAAGTGAACACCGAGGAGATCGGGGAACTGCGGGAGATCGCCTCCGATCTCGTGAAGGCGTCGGTCGAGTCGACCGCGACGAATCACGATCAGGATCGGCAACTCGCCGAACTCCGAAACCGAATCGCACGACTGGAGCCGACCCGATGACGAAGATCCGCGAAGCACTCGCCGCGAACCGGAAGGCGTCGACGATGATCGTCGCGTCTATCTGCGTCCTCCTCCTCGCCTCCGCGCTCTCCGCGTGTCAGGTCGAGGATCTCGTGAAGGTCGACGTCCCGGACGACGTCGCGACCGCGATCGACTCGAAGCCGAGGATCTCGGTCTCCGACTCCGCCGCCGCGTGGGAAGATTGGCAGGCGTACGTCGAGCGAGAGTCCCGACGGTTCGCCGACGAGATCGACCGAGGTCAGGAGATCGCCGGAGTAATCCGATCGCTCACGGAGACCGGGATCGGGATCGGGCAGGACGCCGCCTCGACCCTACCGGGCGGCGCGATCCTCGGTTCCGGTCTCGCTCTCCTCGGAGGTCTCTTCCTGAAGCGTCCCGGCGATAAGCGGCGAGAGGCGATCGAACGGGACGAGTCGTATCGGGCGGGACTCCTGAAGGGTCGAGAGGTCGCGAAGGCGGTCGAGGACGGTCTCTCAGCCTTCCGGAACGCTCAGGAGGGTGATCGGGCCTCCGGAGGCTAGAACGCGGGAGACGGGATCCTCCGCCTTCCTACGCCGTCAACATATCGGGGACTGAACGGATGCCTACGCTCGACGCCGAGATCTCGAAGACCGGACGCGGCTGCTACCAGATTGAGATGGAGGCCGACGGGGACGGGTGGTCGCAGGACTTCCTGCTCCGATCCGACGCGCACCACGACAACTCGCACGCGGACCAGAGGCTCGAACTCCTCCATCTGAACGAGGCGGTCGAGCGGAACGCGGGGATCCTCGACATCGGCGACCTCCACTGCGCGATGCAGGGTAAGTGGGACAAGCGAGCATCGACCGACGCATGCCGACCGGAGCAGAGGGAAGGTCGCTACCTCGACTCGCTCGTCGAGTGCGCCGCCGACTTCTACGAGCCGTTCGCCGATCGCTGGCTCTTCATGTCGCCGGGGAACCACGAGACCTCGATCCTCAAGCGGCACGAGACCGACCTGACCGAGCGGACCGCCGAACGCCTACGCTCCTCCGGATCGCCGGTCGTCGTCGGATCCTACGCCGGGTTCATTCGCCTATCCGTTCGCGTCTACGGTCGCGTCCTCTCGCGGATCCTCTACTACACGCACGGCAACGGAGGCGGCGGACCGATGACCCACGGCGTTCTGAATACGCGACGCCGTCAGTCGTACCTCCCGAACGCCGATATGGTCTGGTCCGGTCATACGCACGACGCGTGGAACCTCCGACTCGCCTCGATCTCGCTGACGTCGGGAGGGACGACGCGGATCGACGACGTCCTGCATCTCTCGACGCCGGGATACAAGGACGAGTTCTCGCCGCTCTCCGGCTGGCATATCGAACGAGGCGCGCCGCCGAAGCCGATCGGCGCGGCATGGCTACGCCTCTCGATCGAGCGACGCTACGAACCGAACGACCACCGACGAATCCGACTCGATATCTCGGAGGCTCGATGAAGCCGAAGAAGAACCCGGACGGCAGACCCTCCGCCGAACTCCTCCGCTCGGTTCGTCACGCCGTCGGGATGCTAATCGAGGAGGCGAACGCCGACGCCGTCGTGATCTGCGTCACGCGGCATCGGAAGAACCAGACCGAGTCCTTCGCCTACCCGTGGGGAAACCTCCACGCGTGTCGCGGACTTGTCGAGTACGCCTTCTCGGAACTATGCTTCGATCCCGAAGAGGAGGAGGACGAAGAGGAAGAAGAGGACGCCGCCGATGAGTGACGAATACCAGAGAGACGAGGCGGGACGGTTCGGACCCGGCAACAAGGGAGGACCGGGACGGAAGCCGGGGACGAAGGTTCCCTCGCTGAAGTCCGCGATCGTCCGGAGGATCGAGGAGTCGTATCGCGAAGAGGACGGACGCTCGCTCGTCGACGCGCTCGCGACCGTCGCTCTTCGTCTCGCAGGCGAAGGCGACTTCCGGTTCTGGAAGGAGATCATCGACCGCCTCGACGGACCGGTGAAGCAGCAGATCGAACAAGATTCGACAGTCTTCATCGAGAGGATGTCTCGACGAATCAACCACGACGAAGCGGAGACCGACGACGATGGCGGGATTCCAACTGACTGAAGGCGGCAACCTTCTGACGATCCAGCAGGGAGCGACGTTCTCGCTCTCCGTGAACTACGCCGCCGTTGCGGACCTCTCGTCCGGGTGGTCGGCTCGGATGCAGGGACGAACGAACCACGACGACTCCGCGAAGATTTTCGACCTGACGAGTTCGAGCGGGATCACGCTCGGATCGAGCAGCCCGAACATCGTCGTTCGCATGGAAGCGACGGCGACCGCCGCGTTCGACGCTCCGTCCTCCGGCGTCTACGACCTCGAACTCGTGAACGGGTCGAGCGTCTATCGAATCCTTGAAGGCTCGTATCGAATCACTCCGGAGGTCACACGATGACCACGTCCACGACTCCGTACGAGGTATCGGTCAGCAACGACGGAACGATCGTTACCGTCGCGGCGACCGGTCCAGCCGGTCCGAGCGGCGCGTCGTTCATTCCCGAAGCCGATAGCGGAACCGGAACGTCGGTCTCCTCGACGCTCTCCGTCGTCGGCGGTACGAACGTCACGACCTCGGTCGACGGTACGACGATCACCGTGAACGCGAGCGGAGGCGGGACCGGCACGGTCACTCAGGTCGATACCGGGACCGGTCTATCTGGCGGACCCGTGACGACTACCGGGACCATCTCGCTCGCGAATACGGCGGTCACTCCCGCCGAGTACGCGGTCGGGAAGTTCACCGTCGACCAGCAGGGACGGATCACCGCCGCGTCGTCGAGCCTCTCGACCGAGGTCTCCGCTCTCTTCGCCGCGAACGTCGAGTCGCTCCTGAACTCCGCGAATAGCGCGGCGATGCGAACCGTCCTCGGCGTGAAGAACCACGCGACGATCGAGGCGGATACGACGCCTCAATACTTCGAGAATCTCGTCGAGTCGAACGATACGCAGGAGTTCATAACGAACTCAGGCCTGACGGACTACCTCTCGCAGCGATCGCAGAACCTAGCCGACCTCAACTCGTCGGCGACCGCTCTCACGAACCTCGGCGGGACGACGGTCGGCAAGTCGGTATTCACCGCCGCCGATGCCGCCGCCGCCCGAACCGCGATCGGAGCGGGTACGGGTTCGGGCGACGGCGACGTCGTCGCAGCGAACAACCTCTCCGATCTAGCGAACGCGGGGACCGCTCGAACGAACCTCGGAGCGACGACGGTTGGTTCGAACGTCTTCACGGCGGTGGATCAGGCGGCGGCTAGATCAGCGATCGGCGTCGGGACCGGGACCGGAGACATGGTCGGGTCGAACAACCTGAGCGAAATCACCAGCGAGAGTACCGCTCGGACAAACCTCGGTCTTGGCACGGCGGCAACCTCGGCCACTGGCGACTTCGAGGCGTCCGGTTCGATTGCAACCCACAACGCGATCACCACCGCCCACGGGATCTCGACCTTCGGAGCGACGCTCGTCGACGACGCCGACGCTGCTGCCGCTCGTACGACGCTCGGTCTCGGAACCGCCGCGACGACGGACTCGACCCAGTACGCTTCGAACCTCCACACGCATACGCTCGCGAACATCACGGACGCGGGGACGGCGGCGGCATCCGCGACGACCGACTTCGTCGCATCGACCGACGTCTCCGCTTTCGGTGGAACGCTAATCGACGACGCGGACGCCGCGACAGCAAGAACGACGCTCGGTCTCGGTACGGCGGCGACCTTGAACACCGGGACGTCTGCGGGCAACCTCGTCGTCCTCGACGGCTCTGCGAAACTCCCGGCGGTTGACGGCTCGCAACTCACGGGCATCACCGGAACTGGCGGCGGATCGACCGACTGGAAATGGGATCCGACCTCGACAACCTACGTCCGCATCTTCGACGAATTTATGAGCGGATCGCTAGGGGATCTCGTCGACCAACAGGGCGGAGGCGGAACTAAATTTTCGGTTCTCGGCGGTTCTGGTGGCTACTGGGATTCGTGGGCAGACGCGGCAACGTATGAAAACACGGGCTACGACCTTCGCGGTTTCGTTCGTGGAACATGCCCGGCTGGTAGTTACAAGCGCGCAATGCTTCATGTTCCGCAGGTTCTCGCAAATTCTCCGTCCGACGGCGATGAAGCGATGGTCGAATTTCGGCTCCAGCACACGTTGCAATCGTGGACCGACACCAGTGGCGATCCCAGAGAAACGCAGTTTTGGCTTTCAGCGTTTCGCGCCAACAACGACGAGACGACTCAATCGACGGAATCTAGTGCGGGATACAGCGATACCGCAAAGGTGGGAATCGATGCAAGGCCATCCCAGACGTACTACCGTGGCTATGTTTACGACAACGCTGGGACGAGCGGTAGTCCAACGATGACCGCAACGACAGTTTCAGCGACCGACAATACATTCCGACGAATTGCGGTCCATTACAAGTACGTTTCGGCTTCGACGAAATGGGTTGTAACAATGTTTATCGACGGTTCATCGGTTTACACTGCGGATCTCACAACCGGGACCGGCTCGCCCTATGTCACGCTCGCAGTCTACGGAGACCGAGATGCGACAGCGGAAAGCCTCTTGCTCGTCGATTATGCAATCTTGCAATACACCGCGCCAACCGTGGCTTGGAAGAACATCACAAGCGTATGACCCGACTCTAGCGAAACCCGAAACGAAAGGAAGAACATGCAGACCGAGACGGTTCCGATCGACTCGCTCTCGCCGGACCCGGCGAACGCGAGGAAGCACGACGAACGCAACCTCGCCGCGATACGCGACTCGCTCCGGGCGTTCGGACAGCAGAAGCCGATCGTCGTCGATCAGCGTGAGGTCGTCATCGCGGGCAACGGCACGCTCGAAGCGGCGAAGCGTCTCGGCTGGACCGAGATCGCGATCGTCCGAACGACGCTCGACCAGACGCAGGCGACCGCGTTCGGTATCGCGGACAACCGCACCGCCGAACTCGCGGAGTGGGACGACGAGGTTCTCCGCTCGCTGCTCGACTCGATGGACGACGAGACTCGCGACCTGCTCGCGTTCTCCGACGAAGAAATGGACTCGCTGAAGATCCCTGACTTTGCGGCGGTCACGGCAGACGAGCAATCGAAACTCGACGAGAAGAACCCGACAAAATGCCCGGAATGCGGACATGAGTTTGAAGCCTGATCTCAAACTCGACTGGTGTTCTGGGAAAGCAGCAACATACGCTTGTGAGCGATGGCATTATTCAAAATGCATCCCAAAATTCAAGACTGTGAAGATCGGTGTTTGGGAAAACGGTGCTTTCATCGGATGCGTGATTTTTACTAATCCGATGCCTCCGGTCGTGAAACGCTTTCGATGTCAATCAACACAAATTACCGAGTTGGCTAGAGTCGCACTTGCTAGGCATCAAACTCCGGTCTCTCGAATCATCGCAATCGCAACGAAAATGGTTGCGAGAACTAATCCCGGATTGATGGTCTTGGTTTCATATGCCGATACCGGACAAGGTCATCACGGTGGAATCTATCAAGCAAGCGGATTTTTGTACTTTGGAAAAAACGACGGAGGTAGAGAATATTTGTTCAAAGGTCGATGGGTTCATCCGCGAACAATTGGCGGAGCAATAGCAAGCGGCAGTATCGGAAAAGATGATGCGTGGTCTTTGCCATCGCGTTCAACAGGCGGAAAACACTGCTATGCGAAACTGATTGGAAATTCAAAGCAGTATCGTATACCTTTGCAGTCTCAGCCATTCCCAAAGCGCGCACGAAGCATTTACAGCGATGCACCGGGCGTCCAGTCCGGAGAGGGCGGTGCAACTCCGACCCGTGCGCTTCCGGGATGAAGATCGCGATCGAACCAATCGAAGACGCGCTCCACGCCGGGCAGCGTCGAGTCCTCGACGAGTCCGCTCGGTTCAACGTCCTCGAATGCGGTCGGCGATTCGGGAAGACTCATCTCGGTATCCAACTCGCGATCGACCGAGCGATCGACGGTGGCGAGGTCGGCTGGTTCGCTCCGACCTACCGCTACCTCGCGGATCCGTGGAGGGACGTCGAGAAGATCCTCGCGCCCGCGATCGTCAAGGCGGACCGCGTCGAGCGTCGGTTCGATCTCGTCTCCGGCGGCTCGATCGACTTCTGGTCTCTCGACTCGGTCGACGCGGGACGAGGACGCCGCTACGACCGCGTGATCATCGACGAGGCTGGGATCGTCCGCGACCTCGGTCCGGCGTGGCAAGAGACGATCCGGGCGACGCTCGCGGACCGGCAAGGCGACGCGTGGTTCCTTGGTACTCCGAAGGGTCGATCGTTCTTCCACCAGTGCTTCGAGCGCGGGCAGATCGGCGACGGCGGCTGGCGATCGTGGCGGCTCCCGACGACGACGAACCCGACGATCCCGGAAGGCGAGATCGAGGCGGCGAGGCAGGAACTCCCGGCGCACGTCTTCGAGCAGGAGTTCCTCGGCATCCCGGCGGACGACGGCGGGAACCCGTTCGGACTCGACTCGATCGCCGCCTGCGTCTCGCCGCTCTCGACGGACCCGGTCGTCGCGATCGGGATCGACCTCGCGAAGTCGGTCGACTGGACGGTCGTCGTCGGTCTCGACAAGGACGGAAGGGTCGCGATGCTCGAACGGTGGCAAGGACCGTGGGCCGAGACCGAGCGTCGGATCCTCGGTCTTCTCGGCGAGGCTCCATCCCTGATCGACTCGACCGGCGTCGGCGACCCGATCGTCGAGGGTCTTCAACGGAAGTCGCCTCGCGTCGAGGGATTCAAGTTCTCCGCGACGTCGAAGCAGCAGATCATGGAAGGACTCGCGTCCGCGTTCCAGACGCGTCGGGTCTCGATTCCTGACGGATGGCTACGCGTCGAGTGCGACACTTTCGAGTATATCTACACGCGAACCGGCGTTCGCTACGAGGCTCCGTCGGGTATGCACGACGACGGCGTCTGTGCGTTGGCTCTGGCTCTCCGATGCCTCGATACCTCCGCCCGCTCCGGGTTCGATTTTAGGATCCTCTGACCATGCCGATCGGCGATCTCTTCGGACTCCTCCGCAAGCGGCAGACCACGCCGGACAAGTATCTCGCTTCGAGCGTGAACGTCGTCGGAGCCGGTCAGCACGGAGCGAAGCGTCCGGAGTTCTCGCAGCAGAGAGGGATCAACTCGTTTCGCTCGTGGGTCTACGCCGCCGCGTCGATCAACGCGAACGCGGTCGCGTCGATGCCGATTCGGCTCTACACGACGAAGGACCAGTCGCGTCGCGTTACGTCTCGCGGGATCGACCGCCGTCGCAAGGCGTACCTGATGGGCGACGGGAACGGAGACCAGCGACCGTCGACCGCCGTTCTCCGGAAGGCGGCGATGTACGGCGACCAGATGCAGGAGGTTCTCGATCACCCGATCCTCGACGTCCTCGCCTCCGCGAACCCGTACCTGAACGGCTTCGACTCGACGGTCCTCCGAATCCTCTACGGAGAACTGACCGGAAACGCGTACCTCCACCCGATCATCGACGAGGCGACCGGGATCCCCGGAGAACTCTGGCCGCTTGCACCGCAGCACGTCGAGGTGATTCCGGACGAGACGGAGTTCATTCGCGGATACGTCTACGGCGTGGACTCGCAGCACAAGCAGATATTCGACGTCGACGAGGTCGTCCACTTCCGTCGACCGAATCCGGGTTCGCTCTACTACGGACTCGGCAAGGTCGAAGCGGCGTTCGGCGTGATCTCCGCGAACGCGGCTCTGCACGAGATGGATCTCGCGACGTTCCAGAACTCGGCGCGACCCGACTACGCCGTCGTCGTGAAGGGAACGCCTACCGGCGACCAGTTGGATCGCTTCCAGACGCAGGTCGAGAACCGGCTTCGAGGGACGCGGAAGGACGGGAACTTCGTCACGGTCACGGGCGACGTCCAGTTCACGCCGCTCAACTTCCCACCGAAGGATCTCGCCGGTCGCGAGGAGATCGTCGAGGAGATCGCCGCGATCTTCGGCGTCCCGGTCTCGATGCTGAAGGCGAACGATCCGAACCTCGCGAGCGCGACGACCGGCTTCGCGGCATGGCGAGAGGGAACGATCCTTCCGCTCTGCCGGATGGACGAGCAGGAGATGAATCAGAGCCTCCTCCCGCTCTTCGGACTCGACGAGGACTACTGCCTCGCGTACGACAACCCGGTGCCGCGAGATCAGGCGATGGAACTCTCCGAGCGGCAGACGGCGGTCGCGGGCGGCTGGCGCACGCCGAACGAAGCGAGGCTCGAAGAGGGGCGAGAGCCGATCGAGAACGAGTTCGCGGACCAGTTGCTGATCGGCGGTCAGCCTCTCGGCGGCGCGCCTCCGATGGGCGGCGGACTGCTCTCGGTCGACGAGCCGGAGGCGAGCGCGATCCCCGAAGCGAAGGAAGAGGAGCCGAGCGTGGACGTCGAGTTCGCCGCGAATCTGCTAGAGTCGGTTCGAGGTCGGAGGCTCGCCGCCTACTCGGCGGTCAAGATGCTTCAGGGATGCGGCTTCTCGCGAGCGGTCGCCGAGCGGATGGTCGAAGCCGAGACGAAGGCGATCGACGACGTCGACCTGAAGCCGACCGAGCAGATGGCGGCTCTCGCGGAACGCGGTCTCCGGCTTCGAGAGGAACACGGACGCGGCGGGACCGAGGTCGGCGTCGCTCGCGCTCGCGATATCAAGAACCGAGCGAACCTCTCGCCGGAGACCGTCTCCCGGATGGCGTCGTTCTTCTCGCGTCATCGCGTCGACCTCGACGCTCCCGCCGCGAAGCCGGGTCACGACGAGTACCCGTCGGCGGGCGTCGTCGCGTGGCTCCTCTGGGGAGGCGATCCCGCGAACCCGGACGAGGCGGGCGCGGCGTGGGCCGAGCGGAAGGTCGCGGAGATCGAAGGCGAGCGAGAGAAGGCTCCGGCGAAGCCGAGCGACCCGAAGGACGAAGGCGAGTTGAAGGTCTACGAGTGGCCGAAGTCCGTCCGGAAGTACCGACTCGGGATCGAGGGTCTGCCGGGCGACTTCGCTCGCGTGAAGGCGGAGCAGGGAGAGCCGGACGCCGACGAGGACATCCGAGACGACGAGCAGACCACTCCGGCGATGGCGATCGCCTCGATCGTCGCGGGAGGACTCGCCGAAGTCCAGAAGACGCTCGTCGCCGCTCTCGAACACGGGGAGATCGCTTCGATCCCGGCGAAGAACGTGAAGAGCAGCGAGGACGAGAAGAGGCGTCGCGACGTCGAGGTCCGAAGGATCCTGAAGACCCTCGCCGGTCTCGAAGGGAAGATCCTCGACGACCTCGTCGGCTCGATCTCGCAGGCCGCAGCGGGCGGAGGATCCGCCGGGATCTCTCGCGTCAACGAACTACTCCGAGGAGCCGGAGCGGGGAAGGTCGGCTCTCCGGCGGTCTCCGAGGCTCTGGCGAAGGCGATCGAGAAGCGAGCCGGTCTGATCGCGAAGGCGGTCGTCGAGGACACGGTGAAGCGGTTCGTCGGGAGTCTCGATCTCACGTTCTCCGTTCAGGACGAGGTCGGTCGTCTTCGGTCGCTCTACGACCTCTCGCCGAAGCGGGCGGAGACGATCGCGAGGACCGAGTCGGCGAACGCCTACCACGAGGGACAGGTCGACGCTTGGAAGGAGTCCGGAGCCGTTCGCGAGAAGCGGTTCCTCAAGGCTCCCGGTGCGTGCCAGTTCTGCGACGCCGTCGAGAAGAAGTACGGGTCGAAGGGAAAGGCTCTCGCCGTTGATGCTCCGATGGTCCGAGGAGGCGAGACGATCGTCGGAGCGAAGGGTGGAACGCTCACGCCGAAGTTCGACAGTCCGGGGATCGTCCACCCGAATTGCCGATGCGACTTCATTCCAGTTATCGAAGGAATCTGATGCAACGAAAGACTCTCAACGCCTCGATCTCGAAGGCTGGTCCCTCCATCGACGCGACGATCTCGACCGAGACGATCGACCGCGACGGCGAAGTCCTCGTCGCGCAAGGGATGGACGCGACGGAGTTCGACGCGAACCCGGTCGTCTTCTACAACCACGACTACGCCCAGCCGATCGGACGCGTGACCGAACTTCGGCGAGGGAAGGGAAAGGTCGACGCGACGATCGAGTTCGCGAAGCGACCGTCGGACTTCTCCGGCTCGTACTTCCCTGAGTTCGTCGAGTCGCTCGTCGAGCAGGGAATCGTGAAGGGTATCTCGGTCGGCTTCGTCCCTGCTCCGGGCGGCGTTCGGAAGGCGAGCCAGAAGGACCGCGAAGACTACGGGGAGAACGTCCGGAACGTCTTCTCGAAGTGGAAACTGCTGGAGGTCTCCGTCGCTCCGCTCCCGGCGAACGGCGAGGCTCTCGTCTCCGCCGTCCGGAAGGGTGCGGTCGACCGAGCAGCCGCCGAGCGGTGGCTCTCCTACGAGGCTCCGGCTCACTCGATCGAGATCGAGGTTCCGAAGCGAGGATATATCGACCGACTTTCGAGTCTATAACTAGCGACGCGATGCGTCGATCGGGACGGGTGGCCGATAGGGCCGGACCGGGCGGACGATGGCGGGAACGTCGAGGCAACTACGAAACCACGTTCAAGGAAATCAACATGCGACAGGTGACACTCACCGCGTTGAAGACCGAACTCCAGACGCTCGCCGATCAGGTCGGCGAGTCCCGGTTCGGTCAGGCGAAGGCTCTGTATCTCGATAAGGTCATGGTGACCGACGAAGAGGGAACTCCGGTCAAGCCCGAAGACCTCGAAGTGATCCTCGCTCCGAAGGCTGCCGAGATGGCGGAAGAGGAAGAGGAGAAGGCGGTCGAAGAGGACGAGGAAGAGGAGAAGGCGGTCGCTCCGAAGGCGTTCCGTCCGACCTTCCGGAAGGGTCTCGCGACTACCGCGAAGGCGTCCGCTCCGGCGATCATCCGTCCGAAGACCTACGGTCGACTGCGTCACTTCAAGGACGACTCGAACGGCGAAGCCGTCCACAAGGCGATGAACTTCGGCCACTGGTGCCGCGCTCAGATGGGAAGCCGGAAGTCGCTCGACTTCTGCGACCGTCACGGCATCGTCTCGAAGGCGCACGTCGAGGGAACGAACTCGGCTGGCGGCTTCCTCGTTCCCGATGAGTTCGAGACCGAACTGATCAACCTCCGCGAAGAGTTCGGCGTCTTCCGTCGGAACTCGAAGATCGTTCCGATGACGACCGAGGTTCACTACCTCCCGAAGCGGACCGGGACTCTCTCGGTCTACTATCCGGGCGAAGCGACCGCCGGAACCGAGTCGACTCAGACCTTCGCTCAGGTCACGATGACCGCGAAGAAGGCGATGATCCTCACGACCGTGTCCTCCGAACTTCAGGAAGACGCGTTCGTGAACATCGCCGACGATCTCGCCGGTGAAATCGCCTACGCCTTCGCGAACAGCGAAGACTCGCAGGGATTCACCGGGACCGGCGCGCCGTTCACCGGTCTCGAATCGTCGGTCGGTGCGGCGGGCATCCACGACGTCGCCGGTACGGGATTCGGTAGCGTCGACAACGACGACGTCACTTCGCTGATGGCT